TAAATTGTTTACAGTTTATTCAAGATTTATGCTGCCGATTGTGATATTATAATCATGTCGAAAGGCAATAACAAAAAACAGTGATTGAAGAAAGGTAAAGGTATAATGTATGAAAACTATTGAATTATTAAACAAGGTTGTTGAATTAGGTTTTGACAGAGAAAAGTCACTTGCGGATATAGACGCAAGCCTTGACGAAATAATAGGAGTTGAGAATAGAAAAACAATTACAGAAGAAGTAATTAGCAAAGATATTGCAAATAATATTTTGTTAGGTTTTGAATGCAGCAAGGAGTGTGAATGATATTATGTTAGTACTTAAGGAAATACCTGTTATTTGGATAGTAAAAGAAATTGAATTAAAGGATATGATTATAATTAGATATAGAAATCCTTTAATCAAGAAGCCTATCTATCGCATATATTATATAAATGGAAGAGTTGCTAGGAGTGGAATGGATAATTATAGAGACTTATTAGTAGAAATAAGAAATGTTAGATATCTTAATAGAATACTTAAATAGCCGAAACGCGGCACAGCCGCGTCATACAAGGACGGCAACCTTGTATCTGATGAGAGTATACCGATATAGTGAGATAATAAGTGCGGTCAATGCTCATTGGCAAGCCAGAAAAATATATCACAAAGAATGAAAAAAGGAGATTAAAAACAATGGCAACACAGAAAACAAAGAAGTATGTAGTAACACTCAATGAGGTATCAGGAACACTTGACAATGACTTATTCAAGAAAATGGCAAGCAAGGGAGACATTACAAGTGTGAGTGTAACAGAAGTGGTTGAGCAGACAATCACAGTAACAGGAACGGCAAACGCAACAATAGAAATTGATGAAAAAACTTTTAAAATGTCTTATTTCAACACAGAAGAATATGGAATTATTCACTGTGGTGGCGGAACGCTTTTTGATGAAAGTTTATCAGATTACATGGCTGACGGAGTATCAAAGTTTAGAGTTAATTCAGTAAAATGTAAAATGGGAACGGGCTATAAGGCTGTTCCAGTCTTAGAATAAGACATAAATATTAATAATTGTCGGAGTGAAATGTTTCACGTGATATAATGTTTCACGTGAAACATTTTTTTTTTTTTTTTTTAAAAAAAAATGAGGTATATATGGAAAGTAAGGAACAGATATATAAAGAGTTAGTAAGAGAAGTCAAAAGTGCTAACGCAAAGCTACAACGATTGCGTGGACATTATGGCGAGCAATACGGCTGGGCTGGAAAGCGTTTGATTGATAAATTATCTATAGATGCCGTTAATACTGTATCTGATAAAGGATACATTAGATTTAATAAGAATCTGTCTATTGTTCAGATGAAAGCTACACTAAAAGCACTAAAAGAGTTTAAAGCAAGTAAGACAAGTACAGTAAAAGGAGTAAAGGAAAACATTGAAAATGTAAAGAGTGGTATAGGTTCATCTTTGGAAGTAGATAATAAAACGGCTCAAGCGATTTATGATTTTTTTGCAACAGACAAGTATAAATTAAATGATGAAGTTAAGTATGAAGCGTTAAGAATAGCGTTAGAAGTAGATGATAAAAATGGAAACGTAGAAGATTATATTGATATAGTGGAGAATTATATTGATTTTGGAAATGATGAAGATTTAAGAGAAGAATTGATAAGTGTATATGATATTATTAAAACAGGTAAATTTGATATTAATAAGATTAAATCATTTGACAGTGTGAGGTATTGATAATGTTATGGTGGGAAGAGTATAAAGGGCATGCAAGTGAAATATTAACAAAAGGTAAAAACACTTGTGATAATACAATATATTCTTTCGACATTGAAACAACTTCTTATCTCTATTATAATTATCGTGTATACAATAATCTTGAATATCTTAATTTTTCTGATGATATGAAAGAGAACAGTTTAAAACAGGCATGTATGTACATATGGATGTTTGGAGTTAATGACGTTGTATACTTCGGTAGAACATGGGAAGATTTTATTAAATTTCTCTATAGAATAGAAGAGAATTGCAATGAAAACAAAGTTGTTTTCGTGCATAATTTGTCATTTGAGTTTCAGTTTTTAAAATCACATTTTCGATTTAAAGAAGTAATGGCAAGAAAAAAACATAAAGTCATGAAAGCAGTACTTGACGATTTTAACGTAGAATTTAGATGTACATACTTTATGAGTAATGCGGCACTTGCAGAACTTCCAAAACTCTTTAATCTTCCAGTTAAAAAGAAAGTTGGTGATTTAGATTATAATAAGATAAGGCATTGTAAGACAGTACTAACATTGAAAGAACTCGGTTATTGTGAGTATGACTGTCTTGTTGTATATCATTACATTAGAAGAGAGTTAGAAGAATATAAATGTGTAATGAATATTCCGTTGACTTCTACTGGACATGTAAGGAGAGAATTGAAAACACTTACAATGAATGACTATAAGTATAGATATACAGTATATAAGGCTATAAATACGAACCCACATGTTTACAATATGCTTTGTGATTCCTTTGCTGGCGGTTATACACATGCTAACTGGATTTATGTAGATGAAATATTAAATAATCTTGACAGCTGGGATTTTACTTCTTCTTATCCTTATGTGCTAGTGAGTGAGAAATATCCTATGACAGAGTTTAAACAATGCTTACTCAAATCAGCAGAGCAGATGTTAGATTGTTTTGCATATTTAGTTAAAGTCAAGTTTTACAATATCAAATCTAAGTATTTAAATAATTTTATTTCTAAAAATAAATGTCACTATTTAAAAGGTGCTGTCTATGATAATGGTAGAATTGTTCGTGCTGATGAATTAGAAATAACACTTACTGACGTAGATTTTAAACTAATACTCAAACAACATAGTTTTGACAGCTACGAAATAGAAGAATGCTGGTATTCACAATATAAGTACTTACCTAAATTATTTATTAATTTTATTTTAGATAAATATATATTAAAAACACAATATAAAGGTGTTGGTGGTAAAGAATTAGAGTATTCAAAAGAAAAGAATAAATTCAACGCATTGTATGGAATGAGTGTTACTAATACAATACGTGACGAAGTTCGATATTCTAATGACTATGACTGGATTGATGATAGAAAACTTGAAAATGAAGAAATTCTTGACTTGCTAATGAAAGAGAAAAAAAAGTCTTTTATGTCTTTTGCGTGGGGGTGTTGGGTGACAGCATACGCAAGACGAAACTTAGAAGAAAACATTATTAAACTGGATGAATATGTTGTTTACTGTGATACTGATTCTATTAAGCTGATACAAGGATATAACAGAAAAGTGATAGATGATTATAATAATAGTGTTATGGATAAATTAAAGGCAGTTTCTGAAAAGTTGAATATTGATATTGAAAAATACCAGCCGACAGATAAAAAAGGAATTAAGCACCCATTAGGTGTCTTTGATTCTGACGGACATTATGAAGAGTTTATTACACAGGGTGCTAAAAAGTACGCGTACAGGCAATTTGAAAATGTCTATAAATTTAAGAATAACAAAGACTATTGTTTTAAACATGAACACAATCTACACATAACAGTTAGTGGTGTGCCCAAAAAAGGAGTTGTTTCATTAAAGAATAATATAAATAATTTTAAAGATGATTTAGTGTTTGATTATAAGGACACAGGCAAGAACATGTTATATTATTGTGAAGAGCAACAACCTTGTGAATTAACTGATGAAAATGGTGTGTCTATGATTGTAAATGAAAAAAGCGGTTGTTGTATTGTGCCAGCGACATACAATCTTTCTAAATCTTTAGTTTATGCCGAAAAGGTCGGTGACAGTAGCACAAGAGCGAGATTTAAAGAATAATAATGTTTCACGTGAAACATGAAAAAAAGGAGTGATTAATATTAAACAGGATAATATACATTATAACATTGACAGTATAGACAATAAAAACGCTTTATTCAATTTGATTCTGGGAGAAAAAAGTGGTGGTAAATCTTATCAGGTAAAACATAAAAAAGCCGTAGAACATTACTTGAAAACAGGGCAGAAATTTATATTGCTTAGACGCTGGAAAGATGAAATTAAAACGGATAAAATCGAGCAATATTTCAATGATGTTGACGTTGAGAAACTAACTAACGGTGTGTATAATTGTATAACCTACTGGCGGGGCGGTATATACTTTGCTCGTTTTGATAATGAAAAATTTAAGACGATTAAAGGGGATAAAATAGGCTATGCTATAGCTTTATCGCAAGAACAAAATTATTCATCTGTTTCTTTCTTGGACGTAGATAATATCATTTTTGAAGAGTTTATGAGCCGTACAATGTATATAGCAAGAGAGCCAGAGAAATTGATGATTTTTTATGATACAGTAGATAGAAAGCGGGGTGTGGTTAAATTGTGGTTAGTAGGTAACACAATATCGCGCGTCTGCCCTTATCTTCCAGCGTGGGATATACAAACTACAATTCAGAAAATGCGGCAAGGTGATATTATCACTAAAAACATAGTCAATTCAAATAATACTATTAAATTGGCTATAGAGTACTGCCGACAAACAAACCAAAAATCTTTTGCCATTGGCTCAAGCGAAAGTATGATAAGTGGTGGTTCATGGATGAGTACACCACAACCGCATTTAAGTACTAGCATTAAAACATATAAACCAGTTATAAGAGTTGTTTTTCAGTATCACTCATTTATGTTTTTAGGTACTCTGTATAACAAGAAAGATGAATTAATCTGGTTTATCTGCCCTAAACATACACCTATAAAAAAAGGTACTCTTGTTTTTGGTGTAATATCAGAAAATCCACTATATTCCAAGGATATATATAATATGGATTTCAGAATTGACGCTAAAATTAGAGATTTAATAACGAAATCTTTTAATGAAAGTAATATATTCTATTCTACTGATTTATGTGGTACTGATTTTAAACAGTGCATTGATTTTAGTATAAGGAGATGATGATTATTGAAATCTTATGAATGGAAATTAATAAAAGATTTAATGAATGATTTATGCGTTAGGAATGAAGTGATAGACAAGATTAATAAAGAGCAAGAGTTTTATATTGCAAGAAATATTATAATAGACGCATATGATATTAAGTATATGAATAAGGAGAATTAATATGAGAAATAGTAATATTATTTTAAGTACAGGAATTAAATTAGATAAATCATACAATAATTGTTTAACTTTATCATCAGATGAATTGCTGGAAGTGTTAAGAAGTGAAAGTCATTATATTACAAGCGCCAGTGACTTTTCTTTTATAAGAAGTACAGGAAGAATAAGCACACCTTTTACTTACACGCAGTGTTTATCTTCCAATTATATGGCATTTCAGAATCCTGATTATGATAACAAGTGGTTTTTTGCATGGGTTGACAATGTCGTTTATAAGAGTGACAGGTGTACAGAAATTGAGTACACAATTGACTACTTTAGTACTTGGTGGGATAGCTGGGCAAGAACAGAAACGTATGTTTTAAGAGAACATATAGCAGACGACTATATAGGGGCTTCTCGTATTCCTGAATCTTTTGGTGTAGATTCTTATGTTGCTAGGGATACATATAAAATACAGGTTAACCCAGATAAAATAGCTTTTCTTTTTACAGAAGCAAGAAAAAGTTCATCAAGTATTGCGAATCCTCAATATGACAGCCCTTACGCAGCATATCAAGGAATTGGTGGAGTGCCATTTAATGACGGTTTACCTATGACACTATGGAGAGTTACGGCAGATTTAACGCAATCTGGAATAAGTACATTAATGCAATATTATGGAGATTATGTGAATGAGGGTAAAGGTGGCGACCTTGTAGCCATATTTACATATTCATCAGATAACGACATAAAGGAATGGGTAAATATAGAAAAGATTGGTTCTATAGACGGATATACACCAGCTAATAAAAAATGTTTACAATATCCTTTTGTAAAGGTGACAGTATCGAACCAGCAAGGGCAGACATTAGAATTAAGGCAAGAAGATTTTGGAGAAGTAATAAAGTTTAAATATGGTGGTACTGATAACTATAAAGGACAATCTATATGTTTTCCAAGCGAGTACAAAGGTATTACAGACGCTACTGATTTTGGTTTATTAATAGATAATTATCCTACAATTCCAATGACGGTTGATTCTTTTGCTTCTTACCTTGCTCAGAATTCTACTAATATTGCATTAGGTGCTTTAGGTGGTGCGGTAGGTACTGTCTATTCTATAGCAACAGGAAACCCACTAGCTGCAATTGCTGGTGTTGGAAATGCTATTAATCAGTTAGGACAAATTCAATCTGCAAGAACTGTACCAGATTCTGTTGTTGGAATGTCTGGCGGTAATCTTATTAACACTAAATTAAATAATTTTGCATTTCTAATAGAAATCAATACCGCATATACAGATGTAATTAAAAGTGTAGACGCATTTTTCAGTAAATATGGCTATGCTGTTAATCAGATAAAAAAACCAAACTTTTATGGAAGAACTAACAATTATGTACAGATAGCACAGGATTCTGTTATTGGGTTCGGTGACGTTCCAGCGGCTGACATGAATATTATTAATGGGGTATTTAGAAAAGGAGTTACATTGTATCATAGTCACGATAGTATTGGAATGTATTAATGTTTCACGTGAAACATAAAAAGGTGGGATATACCCACCTTTTTTTTAAAGTTCTACCCAAGTTCCGTTTTTATAAATAAAGAACCCAGCAAAACCATTTTCATCATATCGTTTAAATATAATACCCTCATTCTGTGCTGATGTGCTAAGCTGATATGCACCTTCCATACTTCTTATAATGTTTTCAGACGTGCCAGTTTTAAATAAGCAAAACGTACCTTTTATATTATTATTAACGATAATATTACTAATATCTAAAACAGTATCCCGGCTACTTTCAAGGTTATTAAGTAGATATTCTGTATTTAAAATGCTATCTTTAATAGTATAAATACCTTTACTTGCTCCGCTAAAAGGTGTTATATTAATACGACAATCTTTAATACTTAAATCTAGCACATCAGGGTTCGTATGTGTTATTAAATATGTGTCTATGTCACAATTGTTAATATTAATAGTTTTTTTATTAGTTCCAAAACATAAAAAGACTTTTTTAATATCGCAATTATTAAGTGTTATATTACCGTATGTGTTACAATTTTCTGGTGGTGTTCCAACAACACAGTCCTGTATAAAAGCTGTGCTATTAGTATTAAAAATGCAACTATTAAATATTAATAATGAATTAATAGAAGAGTTAAAAAAGCCGACATTAGGGTTAGCTGTTGTAACAAAAGTACAATTATTAAAAGTAACAGCCCCGTTAATATAAGAAAGAAAAACATTTCTTATCGAACTATTAACAATACAATTGTTAAATACAATGTTGTTAAATGTTGGGGCATTAAGATTTATTTCTGTAAATCCAACAATATTAGTTAATCTGATACCATTATCACTATTAATATATGAATTATTAATACTAACATTTTCTATAACACAATTTAACTGCCCATATATACGAACACCAGCATGACCAGAACATTTAATATTATCAATTATGACATTCTTTATAATTTTTCTAATGCCCTCAATAGAGTTTAATGCTATAAAGTCGTCTCCTGTAGTTCCAGATACATTATATATATATATATTAGAACAGCCGCCGTCTACATGTATTCCGTCACTAGATATAATAGTTACATCATTTTCTAATTTTATATTAGAAATAGTAATACCATTACTTTCATTTTTTTCACTATCACTTATTAAAATTGAATATTTTTCACTATTAATAATTAAATTAGTGATATTAACATTTGAACAACCATGCACACTAATAGCTAATGAATTAGAGATTAAAACGATATTATTAATATCTATATTATTAGAATCAGTGCAAGAAAATATACAATGATTTAAGTAACTATCATTAAATTCTACTTTTTTAGTTATAGTACCACCACCAAAAACTTTTAAATTAGAGTGTAAAACAAGATTTTCTGTAATAAGGTAGTTCTTAGTTATATTAACATTATTAAATGCCAAGGCTTTCTGGATTGCTTCTGTATCATCTGTCACTCCGTCTCCTTTTGCTCCGAACATTTCAGGTGTATATATGGCAGAAAGAAAACTATTGAACTCTCCTGTTGCAATTAGTTCATCAATTTTTTTGTTAATCTCTTCCTGTACATCCAGATTGTTAAAGTAGTTGTTTACATAGTTATATAATGTAATAAAATTCTGCTCTAACTGACTAATATTATCATTCTGCTTATTATTGTTATCTATAATCTTATTAAGATATTCAACAACCTTACAAAGAAGCTGATAATTTGTTACTGCGTCAAAATCCGATTCAATAAAAGGGAAATTCTGTAAGACGCATAATTTAAAAGGTGTTAATTTTTTCATATCTGTATAATTGTTATTTACATTTGCCATTGTTAAACCTCTCTTTTTCTAAACTAAACCATAAAACAAACAATCTAAATCGCCATATAACATTGTCCAGATATTATTGTATTCTGCCTGAAATTTAAGAAATAAATCCAGTTCGTTGTCTGCTGTTCGTGTGACTACTTCTTTAATTTTTTTATCACTCTTTCCACTGTCTGTATTAGTGGAAGTATTAGACGTTATTGTCTTTGTATTATTAGTTATTGTGTTATCCGCTACATTGTGCGTATATTCTGTTAAATACTCACTACTATTAATATCGTCAATGTTGCTTTGCGGAGTGTCTGAATAACCTGTATTATTAACAGTATTTGTCACTCCTGTATTTTCGCCAGTAATAGAACCTTTAACAATATTATTGCCAGTGTTAGAAGTTGTTGTATTATCTGTATATTCTCTTGTTGTTGTACCACTCCTAAAGATATCCCAACCTTGGAGACTATCCCATAACATGTTATATTTAGGAAGTATTTCAGATAATTTATTTTCAAGCATGATTTGAAAAAGTGTGACAGTATCAAAATTGATTCTACGCATGAGATAATGATTCAATATGTTATGTTCAAATGTTTCACGTGAAACATTAGTTGAGAGAACATAATCAAAATTAAATATATAGTCTTTTGCTTTCTGCCACATATCCTTAATTTTAATAGGTTCGTCACTATAATAATTTACCAGCGACTGCATTATACTATATAACGTAGGCGGCAAATTATTCCCCTGTTGACATATCGGATAAATCATATTCGGAACTCCTTTCGTAAGATTTTAAATTAACTGGTAAGCCGTCATAAAAGTTAAAATCTACTTTTATATTAAACTTCTCGTCAAGTTCTTCTTTCCACTTGATTCTCGGTTCTGCTGTTGCATATCTTCCAGCGATAGTACCGCCTTGCGAAAAAGATACTTCATCAGTAATTAAACGTTCTTTTTTCTGTATGTTCAAATTGCATATTCCGATATGATTAAGGAACTCTGAATATATCTGTTTCTTATATTCCATTATCTTATCAGTAACATACGGGGCTGGTGCGAGAACACTCTCAAAGTTATTTAAGTAATTACCGTCAAATGCTAGTACAGTGTTTTCGCAAGCGTCTACATTATTAATAATGTTCTGTACGGTCATTTTATTCTCGTTTGATGTCTTAAATAATCTCGGTGTTTTCTGCTGTCCAATGTTAATATCCATTGTTCTATCTGCCAACGCTATACGCTGTGCATACTGTTCTATATCGTATATAAGCGGATATCTGCCAGTAGTGTCATAAAGTAGAACATACTCGTTAGGCTTTAAAATTTTAGACCTATAGCCGTTCATGCCGTAGCATTGTATAGAAGTTGGGCGACCATATACGTCAAGTGTACCAATATTCTGAAACGGCAATATTAAATGTCCTAGTATTTCATCAATAAAGCTGGCGACAACTCCATTTCTGAAAAGAACTTTATTGACATATGCAATATCTATATACTTAGATAATCCAGTGTACTGGATACGGTTCTGCGTTAAATTAAACATTTGTCTACGGTGCATGTTCAATGTGGCAAGATTAGAAAGCTGTGTATTTATGCGTGTTTTTGCCATTTTTTACTCCTTTCAATTTTTTAAAAAAGGCAGTATATATTTATACTGCCTTAATATATTATGTTTCACGTGAAACATTAAAGAACGGTAACGCTTGCAGTTCCTGTCTTAGTGTTGTCATAGACAGATGTGGCAGTCACTTCAATCTGCGGTGCTTCTCCGCTTACAACAACATAGTCAGACGCAATCTTTAAAAGTCCACTCTCATTAATTGTTGCCTTGCCGTCTTCACCACCCTTAGTAATAGACCATGTGACAGCCTTGTTTGCAAATCCTGTTGTCACTACTGTTGGTGATAACTGCAGAGAAAGTCCAGCGGATAAACTGCTTTTAATCGGTGCTACTTTTACACTTGTAACGGTTGGGGCAACTCCAGCGGTGAAAACAACTGCGTTTTCAAATGGACTTGTAGACTTGATTCCCCAGATGTGCAAAAAGTGATTATTCTCTAATGTAGTAGGATTGTAAAATTCTGTTGTCTTTCCTTCACTTGTTGTATCCATGCCGTAGTAGTAGTCCATAAACCACTCACGCGATACAATAACGGCTGGAACTCTTGCAAGCTGTGCTAGTTCTTCACTTGTAAATGGTACATACTGCTCACCAAGTACTTTTATTAATCTTTCAGTGTCGTGTGTATTAAAACCGTCTGCAAGAACTGCTCTTGCCTTGAAATCAGCGTCATCTCTAAAGAAAGATGTTGCAAGAACTTCTGTTGACATATCTGCCTCAAAATCTGTGTTCAAAATAAATATTTGATCATCAAATGATGTAGCTCGTCTGATAGCTGCTGGGTTGTAGTTAGGACTTCTGAATATCATCTTGTTAGATATACTCTTCATGTCTGAAACACGTTCTCTTGCTGTCTTAGTATCGTAGTCGGTAATCTCAACAGAAGTCATTGTGCCGTCCAGAATCCTTCTGCAAAGCTGGTACTTGTCGATAATATATTCATCATATACTTTAGATTCCCACAACATTGAAACTGCTTCTTCAATAAATGATAACAGACCGTCTTCTGTCTCAAATGCCATTGCTAACTGTTCGTCTGATGTTGTTGTCTGATAGTAGACCTGAAAATTAATGTTGTGTAAATACTGTAATACGTTAGGAACTTCTGTCTTTAAGAAAGCTGTCTTATCGTCAAAATTCTTGTTGTAGTTATGCACATTGCATAAATCAAGAATAATCTCTCTTACTGTCTGACCGCGTGATAATGTTCCCCTAATAGTAAAATCCCATGGATTCTCCCAGCGGTTACGCTTAATTACTGTCAATCCGATAATATTAACAGTATTGATAAAAGCGTTTCTATAACGCTGATTGTCCATAATCAATTTACCGATAGGTGCGATACTCTCTCCCTGTACTGGTAAATCAATTTCAGCGGATAAAATAGGGTTCTGGTTAATAATATAACTTAATAATTCGGCATTTGTATTAACTGCTAATACATTTGTTTTTGCTTTACTTGGCATATTAAATCTCCTTTACATCAATAACTTTTTTCTCTTCTATATCTTCTGTGATATCTTCTTTATTCACAACAGAATCACTGTTAAAAAATCTTTCCTTATACTTAGCTTTAAGGTTTGCTGTTTCGGCTTCAAGGCTTGCGATACTTGCTTCCATTTCTTTCTTTTCTGCTTCATATCTTGCCTTATACTCTTCGTTCACATCTTCTGTCCAGCTATCTTCAATGTCCTCTAATATTTCAATCTTTTTATCGTCTGAAATTTCAAGTTCATCAATTTTCTTTTTGAAGTTTTCCTTTGATAAAACCATGTTATCTCCTTTCTTAATTAAAATTAATAATCATACCAGCATAAATCAAATCAGGACTGTCAAGTCCGTTTAATTCCGCAATCTCAATCATCTTGTTATAAATTGCTGTGTTGTCGTCAAGCTGATATCTACGTGCTACTATCTGCCACAGATTGTCGCCAGCCTGTACGGTATATGAATCAGCTTCCGCTGGTTCGTCAGGTGTTGTGTTATCTTCATAATCCGAATGTTTAATATCATTTAAACGATTATCAGCGTATTCATCATATACACTTAATCCCCAATCTTCAATAATAGAAATAATTGAAAAACTATAATTTGGATCTGTAGCATAACCACAGTCCTGAACAGCTTCTGCTTGTAAATGATTGTTACTTTCATCTGTTGCAATGTCATAATGTGACCACTGCATTAAATCATACAGCCCTACAACAGCTTCACTTGCTGTTGTATATATTTTAAAACTATCTACAATGCTAGTTTCTACACCGTCAACGTATTCAGTCGTTGGTGAATAGAATCCCTCTCCTTTAATCCCAAACAAAGAAGCAGAATTAATATTATAGCCACTTTCTTGACATGCCATAGCTATCACCACGCTAGGTAAGAGTACCTTATTGTTATTCATTTTTCTTGCAAGATATTCATTAACAACAATCGGCGCTATTATATTAACAAATACGTTTACATGGTCATATTTAGTTGCTGTGATTGGAAACTTCATTTTTTACCTCTTTCTCCAAAACATCTAGTGCCTTGGTAATTATTGTCGGTATCTTAATACCTGTAATTGCTATGTTTTCAGTAATAGAAAGAACTTCTTCAACTATAAATGCAATTATGACTATATGTCTAATTACATTCATCGCAAGCAATTTATCAAGTTGAAATGCTATTACAACAATAACTAGCGTGAAAAACTTCTTGACTATTCCCTTAAACATAACACCACTTGACAGCTTCCCACTGTCTGTTTTACTGCTTTTCTGCCATATGGCAGAAATCAAAAAACCAACGATTAAATCAATAATCATTAAGACTATTAATATAATAAGGTCGTCTGTTGGTTTGCCTATTAAATTAATCAATAGGCTTCCAATTGCTCCTGTTGCAATAGAAACAATGTTTTTTAGCTTAATATGAATCACCACCTTTCATGTTATTAGTACCATAATTATTAATAATATAAATATAAGTAGAACACCGATTGCCTTTATACAAATCACTCCTTTTTTTTATTCTTGGCTTGCCAATGAGCATTGACGGCTTTATTTCTTATTTATTCATTCTTATATTACTTTATCCGTATACTCTCATCAGATACAAGGTTGCCGTCCTTGTATGACGCTGGATGTTCCAGCGTTTCGGCTATTTTGTAAAATCTTCAATTCTTCTATATATAAATAGAACTATTACTATTAATATAAATGTTGTATTCATCCGAACACATCTCTCATATCTCGCAAAATATCTTCACATTCAACTGACACTGTTGTATGAATATTTATTGTTAAAATTCCTAAATCTGCATAATTAATTATACTGCTATAATAATTAAGTATTGCGTTAAAGTCTTTGCACCTTTCTTCACTACTATAATGCTTCTTATCCCACATGTCAATGATTTTCCGAACATTTATTCGCATGTTATTATTCACACTCCTTTCCCCATTGTTCTGCCATTGCCTTTGCTACTCCTAAATATGTTTTACTTCTTTTTTTCGCTCTCTCATTTCCTATTTCATTATAATCTTTACTAAAAGTTACTCTCTTGCCATTCTTACATATATAACTCTTTAATTCTGGCATAACAATGTTAGTAGGTTCTAACAACGATATACCTTTTAACCATAAGCACGTTTTTTTTCTAGCCTTTTCCCCGTATTCATAAGGTTGTATATATTGCGTACAATTAGGAAGATAAGAAAATTCTGGAAACCATTTTTTTTATATAATCAGTTCCAATAATGTTAACAGGATTTTCAATAGCTATCTTTTCACAATCTGCTTTTAAAAATTCAGAAAAAACTGAATTGCTTCTAATTGTCTTCCGTCTGCTCTCTTCTTTTCAAAATGCCTTGCACCACTTACTGCTAAATGCGTACACGGTGGAAAAGCTATTATCATATCCCATTTACCTATTAAATTATACAAATCTCCATTAACTGTTTTAAATTCACAATTTCCATTAAGTAACGGCAGTACATCATCTTGTATATGCCATTCTGGATGACCACCACTGCAAGGCTCAATGTCACACGAAAACGCGTCATGACCTAACTCTCGAAACTCAATACATACTCTTTGACTTTCTTCACATGCAATTAATACTTTCATAATCACTCACCTTTTACCTTTCTTCAATCACTGTTTTTTGTTATTGCCTTTCGACATGATTATAATATCACAATCGGCAGCATAAATCTTGAATAAACTGTAAACAATTTA